CAAGAATGCAGGGTCCATCAGGCACCCTCTGTGCAGTTTTATCCAGGGTGGATTCCTGTTCTTGTAGTGTTGAAAGTTGGACCAGTTTTTAGGTACTAGGAATTGCATTTTTCTCTCTTTAGTAATGGGTGGGGTAATTCCCCCACCCTGTTATAAAAACCCACTGCAAAGTTTAACCGATCGTGCCTCACTCCCAGGTAGGATGAGGTGACCCAGTGCAGTGGATTACCCCTTCCCTATCTCTTTGAAACTGACAGCAAAAAATGCTTCAAGTTCCTTGTTTTGCGCTTTAAGCTTTTGATTGTTTCGTGCTGCGGTTAGCAGAGAACCTTTGTGGTTTCCTAGTGCCGTTCTGAGAGTTTTCAGTGTGGCTTTAACACTTTTTAATTCGTCTTTTAGTTTGTTCATTTCCATAGTTTGTCGGGCTGAAAGGTTCAAACTTTTGGTGTAGCACAGATTGCACATATCTTTGAACCCGTACTTTTTAACCACTTGTTTACCGCACTTTTCGCAGTTCATAAAGTTTCTCATGCCGATTCCTCCTATTTTTAAAAACCCCATTGCAGACGGGTCTCATCCCCAGTTTTTCAGCAACAAGCTTACTTTTCTGATATTCCGCAATGGGATTAGTCCTTTAAATTTGTTGCTCTGGCTATTGCAATTCCAACAGCATGGTAAGCTTCTCTAGCTTTTTCTTTGGTGAATGATTCTCCTAATGCATCTTTCATCAGCAGCAAAGCGTTTAGCATCTCTGGTGCTGCTGCAATCAAAATCGCATTAGCCCTAGCAGTTGTCCCATATCCTAAAGGTTCATAAAAATCGGCAGTTGCAATTGTAAAATAATTTCCAGATCTAGTTTTTTGACTGCTATAAATAAACTTGCAATCTGGGTTAGTTGAAACATGCCAAGGACCAGGTGTATGGTTCATGCCTTCTCCTTTAGTGAATTTGCTATCGCCAAGTAAGCTGCTGCATCCTCAAGTGAATCCTGGTGATGCCCTTTAGAAAGTCGCGCAATTTTAAGCAGTGCCATCATGATGGCAACATCGTAGGGTGTGGTTTTGCAATCGGTGTAGGTCTGCCAGTACAAAGCGATTTTAGCCAGGCTAATTGGTGGGGGTTCATACTCAGCAGCTCGTTCCCTGATGAGGTCATAGCAGCGTTCAAAGAATGCGCTGATGTTTTCATGTTCATCTGGTGGTAAAGGTGGATCGTATATTAAGGTCATGCTGACACCCCTATCCTTTTAGCCATAATTTTGCTCATGGTGTCGGTAGCATTCTTGAAAAGGTATCCGGCTTCCTCTTCCATGATGCACCAGACTGGTTGCTTCTTGCTGTCTGTAGTGACAGCGTAAACAACTAGACTGTTGATACAGCTAAGGTAAACAATTTCCTTATTTAGTCTGTGTTCTTTCCAGTAAGGATGATGCCTTCCAAACACAATGGTATTTGTTTTCGGGTCCCCTATGACTGTTGCAAAATAATCAGAGTTTTCAAAGCGGACTCCAAACTTCTGACTGAGGAATTTTCCTTTCAGATTAAGCGTTTTGTCACCACTCTGACCGGTCGTTATGTTTTTTTGTGGCCCTCCTTTTCCGTTGGGTCCAGTGTTGGGATCATCTTCATCACTGGCCACTCGGGTTTTCCTTTTCTGCTTAATATCCTGTTTAACTGCATCCATTAGATCATTAATTTCATCACTAACAGTGCCAGCAATATCGCATTCAAATTCAATAGATTCCGTTTCATTGCATTTGATAAGCAGGTGCTGAACGCTTGGCCAGACCTGTTCGCATACTTCAAGGATCTCCTCACAAGCTGTCTTGTGTTTGTCCACTGACCATCTGTTAGACATGTCATCTTCAAGCAGTTCAATGTAGCCGTAGAACTTTGTAACGCTGTAGCCAGCTTCAATACCATAAGCCTTATAGCCATCCATCATCCGGTTTCTTAAAGCTACATTCCATCCGCCTTCTTGGTCGGATGATTCAGGAATAATTCCAGCAAACCATTTAAAATTTTTTCCATTCAAAACACCTTCACCAGATGTTTCCATCTCTAAAGGTATTGGGTCTGGTGAACCAATAGTCAGTCCATCAACGATGATCTTCTTTCCATTCTTTATGGCTGGGGCAAACATTTCTTGAAGGTTTTTAATTAAGGGCTTGGTTTGCACTCGGTCCCTTTTTAAATTTGTAATTGTTATCTTGGTTCCGCATTCCACAGAGTCAGAAACTGGGTCTCCCTTTATGTCTACATCCCAATTCCCTGACTGCTGCTGTTGCACAAAATCAAGACGGGCAGTTTGCATTTGACCATTCCTTACGGTTTCCACTATTAGGGTATCGCCAAGATTGCAGATGGCTTCTATGCCACCGACACCAAACTTGCCACTGGTGGATCTGCCTTCAGTCTCATGACCACCAAACTGGGTCATCCTTAAAAGGTTAGGCACCCCAACCCCATTGTCACAAACTACAATCCTCTTGTTCTTTGTTGTGATGGTTACTGTTTCCGCTTTAGCGTCTAGGCTGTTGTCGATAAGTTCAGCAAAGCAAACATCAGTCTTCATGTTCTGGTTACGGACTGAAGCCAACATATGTGAGCTGGGTGGGTTCGAGTAATTTGGCATTATCTGGACTCCTTCTTTATTGAATCTAAGTAAGCGTTAATTGCCAGCTCCAACAATCGTACTGAAGCGTATTCAACGGACAGATATTCATCGATAGCCTGCGTGACATGATAGAGGGCCAGTTCGAGTTGTTGGTCCCTGGTCTTTTCCTTCTGTGTTTCGGGTTCATCGTCAGCCCTGTACTTAGCAATACCTTTCATCCTTGTAGGTCTTTGCTCTGGTTTAGGAATAGGTTTGGGTGCAACATCCTTAAGCTTGACTTCACCAGACTTAACTTTGGTAATAGTTTCCTTTGGTAGCTCCCCTGCTTCAATTGCCTTGGCTACCGCTACCACTTGCCTTCCCTTGTGCTGACTGACCTTTGCCAGTTTTGCTATCTGCCCTACGGTAGATTGCTCATTCATCTTCTTGATATCCCTTGTCTCAGGTGAATACGGTTTCGTATTCGCCTCAGCTTTAGGTTTCCCTCCAGGGTTCGGGCTAACTCCCTTCTTGAATTGCGAAGCGACTTGCTTGGCTTCTCGCTCTTGTTGGATCAGTGGCAAGATTTCATAACCAATCATTGCCGTCTGGTCTGGGGTTAAGTGTCTGCGCTGAATGTTGGTATCAAAGATGTATTCTGAAATGGATTTAACATCTACTTCAAGTTCTCTGGTTAGGATTTTAATGCTGCTATGTTTAGATTGCAGTTCAAGTATTGCCCTTAAGCGATTCCTCCCATCAATCAGCATTCCATCCTTTAGGACTATGGGGTTCAATAATCCAACAGTCTTGATGGACATGACAAGAGCATCAAACTCTTCACCCTCAATCAAGGGAAAGAAACTAGCTGCAGGATGCACCTTGTAATTCCCAATGACTTCCAAAGGCAAATCAGTTTCCATAATTATTCCTTATTAGATGTGTTTGTGTTTTAAATATCAGGCTGGTTAGTTCTTGCAACGAGCAAGCTGTGTTACTAAGGCACTCTCATATGCCACCTGACCAGCCTGATAAGCTCATGAATATTATTGCTGCTGTTGGGTGGGTGACAGCAGCCCCATCAAGGTTTCTCGGGAGCAATGATAATCCCGCCACCCCTAATGGGTGGTCGTTAGAAGGGCAGTTCATCTTCTGATGCTGGTTGGATGCTCTCGGCACTCAAGGCCATCAAAACGATGTTCCTGTATTCCCCATTTGTATCTTTGCGGAAACTTAGAGTTTTGCCCCTCATCTCTAAACCTGCCTTATCCATCTCAACCAGGTAGGGTCGGTCAAACATTGGACCCCATTGAGGAACATCAAAACCTAGCTTCTGAAGATTAATCAGGCAGCGTTTAAAGTTGGCATCAGACTTTAACCAGTAGCTGATTTGCACAGACTTGCCATCCACTACCATGTTGATTTCAAAAATCTTCTGCTTGCCAGTGGCAGTGACTGGGGAATTAACTTCCTTGATCCATGCGTTTTCAATTCGTCCTAGGTAGGTTCCATCCTCTAAATCAGTAGCCTTGGTAGACCTAAAGTTAGAATTTAGATCAACTTGCTTTTCATAGTCGGGTTCGCCAGATACAGTCATAACTATTTTATCCTTAAAGAAGTTCCGCGCTGTAGTAATTTGACACCTTCAATTTCCGTTCCCATTTCCAAAGCTTTCCTGATGCTTGCGTTATCTGCTTCAATGGTTATCTTTTGGAATTGGACTGGTAGTTGATCCGCTGGCAGATCCACCTGAAGAGGTTGGACCCCACCATTATTGGCAATTGAAACCTTAAAGGTTTTGCACTCAAGTTTTAGAATGGCTTGGGATTCAAAAAAGAATTTCAATCTTTCCTTTAGACTCTTAACCATATTTTCATTAGTCAAGGCTAGGTTCCTAATGCGCTTGGCTTCTGCTTGCCTTACTAAAGCCCTGCCTTCAAGCTCCCTGATCAGCCAGCAGTAATTCTCTACTTTGGTTTCAATGGATCCTTCAAGCTCTTTCAATAAGTCATCAATGGTGGTATCGATCTCACCTGTCATTTCTCCTGCATCATCCGTCTTAGCTTCTGTTTCCATCCAGAATTTCATGATTGCTGCAGAGGATGATAAATCAAATAAGCTCATTATTTAGCTCCTCCCATCTTTTTACCTATCAGCTTTTCAGCATCGATTCGTTGCGCTTCTACCAACTGATCCACAGAGGAAACCTTGTAGTGCTTGAGCATCCCCTGCATCGTGCCAGGGAAAGCATGCTCCACTGCGTTACACAGGTCATGGAATGTTTCCATAGGCTTCTGGTCATCCACTACCACTGGTGCTGCCAGAGCTGCGAGAGCTGGCCTAGCTGGAACAATGGTTTCCACTTCAGTTTCATCCAACCAACCAAGACCGCAGATGGATAAAGTAACCCTGCGCTTAGCCTTAGTCTCAGCACACATGATCTTGTTGCTGCGGGCTTCACCCTGCAAACCCTTAAGGCTGACCACCCCACAGGATTCATCAGTGCGACCTGTCATGTCCTCAGCCCTAGCTGTCACTGTGTAGATGTCTTCCACCAGTTCCCTGCTCAGGATCTGGATAGATACCCCATGAAGTTTCCGTAGCTGATCACTGCAAGCTCGGGTGGCATACAACTTCAACTTCCCACCCAGTGGGATATACTCAAAAGGCTGGGTGTGTGGATTTAGGCCAAGACTTTCACAGACCCTAAGGTAATAGGCACTGCGTTGGTCTTCACTCAGGGTAGATAGATCACCCTGAATAAGGACTGCATCCGTTTTGATAGCTACTGTTTCAGTAGGGTTGCTGCTATTTTTTGTCTTCAAAGCTGTTGTCATTGAACATTTCCTGTCTAAAGATTTTAAAGTTTCTTGGCCCATCAAAACCTAATTGATAGGATCCATCCGATGCCTTCTGCAGGGTGACAACCAGAATCTTGTTCGGGTCGGCTTCATCCCAGATCAACACTGACTCATTCATTTTTCTTTCTAATACCAGCATCCTTGCTACTCCTTTTCGTTGGGTTCATCGTGTATAACTGCCATGTATTCTGCTAAAACTTCCAAGTGTCGTTTCACCCTCCCTTCAATGTTTTTGTTCTGTCGTTTTGTGTTGTCTGGATGTAGCTGGCTAGAGAAATCCAACACCTTAGCCATCTGATCCAGCAATAAGTTTTCCATCTGTTTGGTGATCTTGACTACCATGCTGTCTCCTAGTGCAGATCGATCTGCGTCAAGGCGTTCGCAATCCGTTTCGCCATGCTCTTATCTATTTTTTTGGTGGGTGCTTTGATGGCATCAGGGGTCTGGTTCTGAGCTTCTAGAAATGCTGCTGCATCGTCAGGGTGGACCAGATAACCACCACCTAATTTGGTAGACCTGAGGTAGACAGTGGTTCCATTTACTAGCACCCCATCATGGATGTAGTTGTAGATGGTAGCTGGTGTTCGGCTCCAACTAACTGCTAGAGCGTTCACGCTTAAAACTGTTTTCGGTATCAGACATTTGTAAGATTGCATAAGTTCCTTTCAGATGTTGTTCATCTAAAAAGAATTCTAACAAGAGATTTTTAATTGTCTGTTTGACATTTGTCTGATATTTAGCTGACAAAAGTTTGACAAAAGTTTGACAAAAGTCTGACAAGCAAAGTGCATAAAAAAACCCCTGCAATTGCAGAGGTTCTTAGTTTTATATTATTGCAAGGGCTTTATAAATTCATTCTATAACCAGTTCTACCACCACCCAGAATGATTGATTTTTCTTTTAGATCTGCCAGCTTGCTTCTTAGGGTTGAGTCGTCATTTCTTCCCAAATGCATTGCAATTGTTTTCGCATTAATATTTGGGTGTTTCTTTAAGACTGTAATTATTTCTATCTCAAATTCCGTAAAGTGGTTCCAGCGTTCAGAAAAATTTTCCTTTGCAAATAAAATAGATAAGGGGGGGGGGGGGGGGGGGGAAAAAGAAAAAAAAGCCGGGGGGGGAAACCCTTTCGTAAAGTGTTTGTGTGGTGTTCAAAAAAACAGGGGGATTTTTTTTTTGTCTTCTCCCCCCACCGCGCCTCCCTTCA